TGTATAACTTAATCTGTACTACTAGCTCTACATCAAACCAATAGTCTGCTGTTACATAGAGTGTTTCCTCTCCCCATAAGTTTACATCAATCTCAAAAAAATCTATTATCTCATTCTTAGCGTCAGCATAATACTTGTTACGCATAGTCTCTGTTATTTTTAAGTGTGGTATAGTCATCTTTAATCCCCTTTATTTTTTTGTATGCTTCTACTAGTGTGTTTATATCTTCTACTTCTTTACTCGTTAATCCTTTGAATGTCAACCAATAACCTTCCCAAGCCCTATCTATTCCACTATCTATCCTCATCGTACACCTCTTCCATATCTCCATAGGCTACAGCCCACTCACTTGATGTTATACCAGACATGATAAACTCCCTCTCCTCTGGTGTTAAGTTAGGCATAGCGTTTTGAATGAGCATACCTCCTTCCCACTGCTCAATCTGTTGTTGCGTTACATCTAACTCCATAGTGTTAGTTTGACCTGTCATCGTGCTTGTCTTTGTGATAATCATATCAACTCCAATCCCAAGTTACAAAATGTTCTAACAGATCCAGACTTATTACAGGTTCTATGCTGTCACCCTCATCATCACACCCTAGCACTAGCCCTCTATTGACTAGCTTTATAGGTGGTTGGTGGTGCAAGTTAAACTCCCACTTGTGCATCACATCAGCGTATAACCCTTCATCATCTACATAGATGCCATCAGAACCAAATGGTATCCCAACGACATCAAAAGTTTTACACCCTGTCAGAGCATAGATTTCTCTATAGTCTCCATTATATTCTACTTCTTTTATTACCCTCAGTTCTGGGTCAATTAAAAATGCTTTCATCTTATGATTCTCCTTCTACTTCTATCCCAAGGTCTAGCACCTATGATATAACCTGTCAAGCACCCACTCCAAAATAATAATACTGCTATAAAAATTATCATGTATAGTTCCATAATTGTCACACTTCATCCTTCCATATTGTGTGGTACATATCACACACCTTGTGTAATTCTGGGTGTCTATGTATCCACATTCCACTATCAGTAACAAATTCTTTAGCAAAGAAGTCATCAAGCTTATCATTGCCTGTACCAATACCTAAACCTGCCTTCACCTCTTTAGCTAACTCATCAAACTCTGCATCACTTACAAGGCTATCATTTTTAAACTCATAAGCGTATGCAAAGACAGCAATCTTAATCCTATTGCGTGTCTGTATCTCACCCATTGTTGCCATTATATTACCCTCACATTAAATAAGTTTACGTCTACTATCTCATAGTAATCTAGGAATGTATGTAGTACATCAGCCTTAGTATTAGCCTTAACTTTTAGATAGATATAGCTACCGTCTAAGCGTTCCTTATCTAATAGTACTACACTCCAAAATCTTTCTTTACGTAATGCCATGTATTCTTCTCCATGCTACCCAGGTTATTGCTTGTAATTCGTAGGCTTTCATATCCAATTTCTTAGCTACCCTTACATAATCACCTTGTATTTCTGCGTATAATTTCTTACCTATGTTGGTTTTATCTGTAGTCAATCCTACCCTCTCATACCTCCAGATATTATAGGCATGTCCATCTATACAACAGGCATCATATCCCATAATACACTCGTAAAAACTCTTGATTTTTTGCCCATTAAGCCTAGTCAATATATCCTCGTCAGTCTCCAACATATCCTCAAGCATAGACCATGCCTTATCTTTCATTGCATGGTAGGTGCTAACCTTGATACTTTCCTTGTGTTCGCCATTCAAGTATCCCTCTATTAAATCCTTAGCATTTATTACATTGCGTTCCCATTTATTGTTAGGTGATAGTGACGCAATGACACCTACGACAGTCGTCAAGGGTATGCTGTAATAAATTGCCATACGTCTAGCATCCGCTTGTGCGAGTGCATACCATGTCACACCATCTTTTATCTCTTCTGGTGTTGCTAACTTAAACACCTTCTCAATATTATTTCTATTTTTTACAGTCATGTTAGACTCCTTGTTTAAATTAAGTATAACCTCTATTAAATTTAAATAGTTGTCAAGTGATTATTGTTTATGTTGTACAAAATTAATTCTTGTCTTTGCATTGTTTTTAAATGGTGTCTTTTTTGCCACACTTTCAAGTGGAAAGTATGACGTTTGATTACCCATACATAGTGCAAGAAAAGCCTTATCACTCACACCACCAGAAGTAATATAGCTACCCCATCTATCCTTAATATTTTTATGAGTATTAAAGTATACAGGCTTTTGTCCTTGCTTACTTAGACTTCTACTTGTTCTTTTAGTAATCATTTTTACGCTAAATTTTTGTAATATATTCATAGTATTTCCAATCATAAGTTTGAGAGGTTATACTTAATTTAAACTATAGGATGCAAGTTGTCATCATATCACTATGCCTTGCACCCTCTAATCATTATTTATAGGCTTATGTATTCACCTAAAGGATAACGTCTGTTGGACTAGCCTTGTCATAGTGTTACCATAACTATGATAGACAACAGCGTGGCTTAATTATCCCTCGCACTGTGGTAGTAAAGACTGATTGACCTTAGCTCTTTACGTTTACCATTATCCTTTTAAGACACCTAATACAATCGTAAGGATTGCGTTAAAGTTAGCCCATGTGTTTCCACAAAATCAATAAATGGCGTGTACCTTTTCTAATATCACTTAGAGAGTGGCTTGTAGCGTCTATACAAGATCTTTTTATTTCTAACCTACCGCTTTCTTACCGCTTGTTTATATCGTAATCTTAATTCGTATTGTTAGTCAAGTATTAATTTTAGTCTTAGTGTTTAGTCTTATAATTCACATTTTTATACTAAATGAAAGTTTCTAGTTTAGTCTTAACAAACTAACTTATTTTAAAGATTGCCTTAGCGGTTATTAAAATGTTTTTGTTTGTTGAGTACAGTTCTAATTTAAAAAAATAGATATGTAAAGAATTATTTTTATTTTTTTTTAAATTATTTTTATGACTATATATATGCGACAAAAAAATTATACATGAATACCTCAAAATTCGTGCAATGGCTGTAAAACTACCAGTAAAATCAATAACTTATACGTAATAGAATGTATTATTATATAAGATATTGTTTGAAATCAATGGTTTAGCTGCACGTGTTACCTAAAAGCTACAACATGCTGCATCACTGTGATATTTTTACTACTGGGTTGCATGAGCCACCCTACCCTACGTAGATACTATGTACATACTCTGCCAGAGAAGGGGGAAACAGAGTGTTAACTACATTGTATTTCTGTATACAAAACGTGCAGTTGTATTATATTGCCTATTTTTTAGGCATTTATGCAGAATACACAGAGCATCTTGTAAATCCCCTCTGAGGAGGGGGTAGATACGTCAGGTATGATACGATGTAATAACTTCCAGACCCCACTCAGTGGACAACCTAGAGCCTCTCAGCCACATAATGTACAACTGGGGGCAATGTTAAGAACAACTCTGGGAAATACACTGTGGAAAACCTACATTTGTTACATATTAGTTAAATTAAAGCTTGACATAATGTATAATCGTGGTATAATATACTTAAAGTAACTTAATGTAACATTAAGTATACCTAAACTCCTCCATCTATAAGTATATACTTAAAGAACATAAGGTATACTTAATGTAACGAAAATATATTTTAGAGGTGGGGGAGATTTATTGTCGTTTCTTGTTGACAAAAGAAACTTTAGGAGTATAACTAGTACCATGTCGAAAATTAAAACTTACATTAGTGATAATGTAATAGAAGAGTTCTATCACGCACTAGCAGATGAAGATGAAGTAAGACTTAGAAGATGCCACATCCCTCGTTCTGACGTATTCTATGTTAGAAAGAAGATTCAACTTGACACTGGAGTACTGTACACACTGGATCACGTAGAGAGAGCTATGTATCTTGAGGGTATGCTAGAAGCTAGGGATGTCTACAAGCCACACATGAAGAGAGAACACTATGGCGATACCTGAACGAGTCAAAACGCTGATGAAAAAGTATGGACTTGAGGGTGTCAACAAACCTAAGAGACTTAGGGATGATCCAAGTGGCAAGTCTCACGTTGTGATGGCAAGTGAGGGTGGCAAGTACAAGCTAATTAAATTTGGAGAGAAGGGTGCTGAAACTGCAGGTAAGCCTAAAGCAGGAGAGTCAGCACGAATGAAAGCAAAGCGTAAGTCATTCAAGGCGAGACACGCTAAGAATATTAAAAAGGGAAAAATGTCTGCTGCATACTGGGCAGATAAAGTCAAATGGTAGGAGAACCAAAATGAAAATGAAGAAAAAAGGTTACGCAATGGGTGGTATGATGCCTATGGATCAAAAGAAAAAGATTAACCCTACTACTGGACTATCTATGAATAAAGGTGGTATGAGTAAAAAGAAAAAGGGTATGGCTAAAGGTGGTATGACAGACATGCGTAAGACAGGAATGTTTTATGGTGGTGGTATGGCACGTAAAAAATAAATGGCTAATGTCCTCAGTACCTCACGCTATAAGAATGTTAAGCTTGACTTAACAACTACAAATGTAACTACGCTCTACACCTGTCCTGCGTTAATGACTACGTTTGTATCTTCTATCTTAATATCTGAGGACAGTGGCAATGCTGATACTATCACACTGACAATAACAAATGGTAGCAGTGTCTTTAGTGTGTACCATGTGAAGGCAGTAGGAGCAAGTGGTACAATAGAATTAATGACAAATGATTTAATACTGGTGTCAGGAGATATTTTAAAAGTGACTGCAGCCACAGCTAACAGATTACATGTGATAGCTTCTTTAGTTGAAGTACCTAAGACAACAACTGCATAACGGAAATGCATAACTATCTATAGTAAGATAGGAGTAGATATGGTATAACTACCTCGTACACAAAACACAGGAGGTAGTACAATGATTAAGATACTAAAGGAATGGTTTAAACGATCACAAGAAGCCAGAGCACGTAGAGCAGCAATGAGTGAGTTATACAGATTTAGTGATAGAGAACTGCAAGACTTAGGTATAGGACGCAGTGAAATATATGCAAGAGTTTATGGAATAAAATAAATGGTAGTAAATGCAGCTAAGAATTACACGAAACCAACTATGCGTAAAAACTTAGTTGCCAAGGTTAAAGCAAGTTCTAAGGGTGGAGGTGCAGGTCAATGGTCTGCACGTAAAGCCCAGATGGTTGCCAAACAATATAAAGCCAAGGGTGGTGGCTACAAATAATGCCCTACTTACAAAGCAACATCCCATACTTNAAGGCATGGGTAAGACGAGAGTATACGTGTAATTTTGAACAGTANCATGGTGAATTTTTACACTGTATGGTAATAGCAGTAACGAGTATGCCAAACAGATGTTTGAGTTTTCAAGTTATCTTNACAGGTTGTGAGTCAGATAGTACAGATGAACCAAACATACATGGTGGAGCAATGTGGGCTAGGTTGCCTATTACAGCTTTGGTTGGAGATACACCTGTAGAAGAATGGGCAGAACCACTGCCAGTATATGCAGCACAACCTTGGGATTGTATGTCACATGACCACTCTGTGTATGTTTTAAATAGAGCAACTCCTGCACCTTGGATTGCTAAAGTTGATGGAGAATTTTACCCTGCTAAGTATTACTTTACAGTAGACTACACAGGAAGTGAAATAGCTGATGACCCTGCACAACACAAACAAAGTCATGTGCTAGAGTTAATGGACGCAGGTAAGTACACAGGTAACATTGTTGCGTTACCCAATAACAGAGTGAGAGTAACGCACCCTGCATGGTTTGAAACAGGAGAAGGAGCACCAGACTTTAGACCCAACCAACATGTGTTTCATTCTAAACTAGAAACTGATTACGTCTGGAATACTGAACGAGTATTTGATAACTTATATAATGAGGAGAAATAAGATGGCTGCAAAGAAAATGCCGATGGTTAAAAAAAATGGTAAGATAATTCCTGCTTTTGCTGCAGACGGTAAGGGTAAGATGAATAAGGGTGGCATGATGAAGAAGAAAGGTATGGCTAAAGGCGGTGCTGTAAAGAAGAAAAAGAAGTAATGGCACTAGCAAAACCACAAAAAAGTCTTAAGGATTGGGGTAAACAAAAGTGGAGAACCAAGAGTGGTAAACCTTCTACGCAGGGTTCAAAAGCAACTGGTGAGCGTTATCTTCCTGCTAATGCTATTAAGAATCTATCTTCCTCTGAGTATGCTGCAACCAGTAAGGCTAAGAGGTTGGGTAAGAGTAAGGGCAAACAACATGTTGCCCAACCCAAGAAGGTGGCTAAGAAAACAGCTAAGTTCAGATAAGACTATAAATTACTTAGGGGGTAAGAAATGACACCAGAAAAATTATCAGCTTGGAGAATAGTGCCACGTATGTTAATACTATCTTATATGGTAGTGTTTTATCAAACGTGTAATTGGTTTATGAATCTAACAGACCCTAACAACGCACAGGCAGGGTTTGTTTCTGTCGTCGTAGGTGCAGGTGCTGCATGGTTTGGTATCTATGTAAATGGTACTAAGGTATCTATACCAAAGGGTAAAGGTTGTAATAATCCTGACTGTAAATGTTAATAGGAGATAATATGTTTGAACGTGTAAAAACTTTTTTTAAGGAGCGTGGTGAAGGAACTGCGTGGGATTTAGATTATGGTAAACTTATTATTATAGGTCTATGTATTTACATAGCAGTTAATATTTAAAATGGGTAGATATGATAAAGCTTTAAAAAAAGATATGGATGCAACTGACATAAAAGGTTTAAAACGATTACGCAGAATCCATAAAACTTTAGATTCTAAATCACCTCTTGCTAAGAGTCTTGTAAGATTAGCAGGACAGTATGTTAATGGTGGTATGGAATATATTGATAACTTTAATAAGGGTGGTGTTATTAAGCCTAAGAAAAAATAATGAGCATTATAGCTTCTCTCATAGGACCAGTATCAAGTATCTTAGATAAGGTAGTGCCTGATGCTGATGAGAAGGCTAGACTAGCCCATGAAATTGCTACCATGTCAGACCAACATGCACAACAGTTGGCACTGGCACAGGTAGAAGTGAACAAAGCGGAAGCTGCAAGTGGAAGCTTATTTAAAGGCGGTTGGAGACCCTTTGTTGGTTGGATATGTGGTATAGCTTTGCTGTATCATTTTATTCTATCTCCTTTAATTTTATTTGGTGTATCATTAGCAGGAGTAGACATACCACCTATACCTGAGTTTGATATGGGAAGTTTGATGACAGTCCTGATGGGTATGTTAGGACTTGGTGGGTTAAGAACCTATGAAAAACAAAAAGGAATTACTAAATAAACACTGTCTTGTATGTAGTGAACCTTTATTAATATACACAGTTTATACAATACAACAAAAATTTATAGAGATGAATAGTGTTTGTATACCTTGTAAAGAAAAAACAGACAGAAAACGATTAGAAAACAAAAAGGATATATAATGGGATTTACCCTTTCACAACGAAGCCAAGATAGACTAGACGGTGTTAATGCAGACATGGTACGTGTAGTTAAGAAAGCTATAGAACTTACGAAGATAGACTTTGGCGTTATCTGTGGTATGCGTACCATAGAAGAGCAGGAAGCACTGGTAGCTAAAGGAGCTTCACAAACCATGAAGTCAAAGCATCTGGAAGGACTAGCTGTAGACTTAATAGCATATATTGGTGGGAGGGCTTCATGGGAACTCAATGTCTATGATGACATTGCTGACGCTATGAAGGAAGCTGCAAAGCTTGAGGACGTAGGTATACGTTGGGGTGCAGCTTGGCAGATAGATGATATGCGTCAGTGGAGTGGTACAATGGAAGATGCCATGAATGCGTATGTTGATCTTAGAAGAGGACAGGGTAGAAGACCATTTATTGATGGTCCACACTTTGAATTAAGTTGATGTTTTTGCCGTTAGTTACAATATGTTTACTATCACCTATAGACCAATCTGTAGACTGCAAGATGTTTAATCCACAAGAAATGGCAATAACACAACAAGAATGTAGAAAAATGGTAGGAGCGTTTGTAAAACAAATGACACCTAGTCTTCCTGCTCCACACACTATACAATATAAATGTATTGACAAATCAGTAAGGATATAATATAATGAGTAGAAACTTAACAGAAAAACAACAAAAGTTTCTGGATGTTTTATTTGAAGAAGCAATGGGTAATCCTGTTAAAGCTAAAAAACTTGCAGGATATTCTGAAACAGTAGCTACTGCTTCTATTACTTCTAGCCTACAAGATGAAATTGCAGATATAACTAAAAAATTTATTTCCTCTACAGCTACTAAAGCTGCATATTCTATGTTTGAAGTAATGAGTAGTCCTACAGATTTAGGGAACAAAGAAAAGATGATGGCTGCAAAAGATATATTAGATCGTGGTGGTTTTGCTAAGACTGATAAAGTTGAAGTAACAACCTCTAGTCCTTTATTTATTTTACCACCTAAGAACGATGAAGATTAATAGGCAATGGAAACTTCCTCCTCCAGAAGAAAGTGAAGATAGTTTAGAATGGTATCCAGTAGTTAGAGTTGGTAGAATAGTACCCTTTGGATATGAACAAGATGCAAATGATAAAGATGTAATACTACCTATACAAAAAGAGTTAGAGTTATTAGAAAGAGCAAAAAGATTTATTAAACAATATAGTTACAGGGATGTAGCAAATTGGTTAAGTACAGAATCTGGCAGGTATATCTCTCATGTTGGATTAATGAAAAGAGTT